TCATTTCAATATATTCTTCATGTATTCCTCATATCTCTCCAGTGTATCTGTCTCGATTTTTTTACTAACGTGTGCATAAACGTTTGATGTAATTTCCATACTTCCATGACCCAAACGATTCTGGACATATTTCATATCTGCACCAGCTTCTAAAAGTAATACAGCATGTGTATGGCGGAGAGAGTGGATAGGCAACTTCGTTTTGTTCGTTCTTTTTAGTATCCGATTAAATGCATTAAACAAACTAGACTTCGGCATAATGTTCCCGTTATTACGACAGAGGACCAGGTTCAAATCGTGGTGATAAATTTCATTAAGTGCTAATTTATTTTGATTTTGTTGTTTCTTATGAAAGTGGAGATCATTGATTAAACTCTTACTTATTGTAATAGTTCTCTTTGAATTAAAGGTTTTAGTGTCTCCAAACAATTCTTCTTTTGAACGTGCTTTGAAATCTAGTGTCTTATTAATAGTAATAGTTCCTACTTTTAAGTCGAGATCTGTCCACTGGAGAGCAGCAGCTTCACCTTTTCGCATCCCAGTCTCTATGAGTACCTTAAAGAAGATCCAATACTCATAGCCATACTTATAAGCTTCTTGTAAAAAATCATGAATATCTTCAGAATCCATATATTTTAATTCAGATCTCTCTTTTTCCTTCCCTTTGATATCAACTCCTTCGCAAGGACTTCTCTCAATCTTACCTAGCGTTACTGCTTTCTTCATCGCATTTGCCATTGTTGTATGGATAATTTCAATCGTACGCTTACTATATCCGTAGTTTGTAAGACTGTTTAAGAATTTTTGATACATTACCGGCTTCAAATCTACTAAATTAATCTTTTTAAAATAAGGTAATATGTGCTTATTTATATTTCTTTCATGAATATCATAAGTATTTTTCCTCACCACTCCAGATTTGTAATTAACCAGCCAGTCGTTAAGATAATGCTCTAGAAGAAGAGAAGTGTTGTCTACTTCAAATCCAGCATTAAGTTTGGCTTTTTCTTGTGAGGCAGCATGCTGTGCTTCCCGTTTTGTTTTAAAGCCTCCTTTAGATTTTAATTTATGTTTTTGTGTAAAGGGGTCTTTGTATGAAATTCTGTACTCCCATTTTTCTCCTCGTTTACGATATGTAGCCATGACAACCCCTCCTTGAATGAAACGTTTTCTTTTTTATTTGTAATAACCGTTCTACACATAGTTCTTGTGAAACCTTAAATGTAGAAGACATTTGCTCAATAATATTAGGACTATCGAGATCAAGATCTGAGATCATATGATGTGGAATAGAAGCGTATTTCGTAAAATGCCTGGCATCTCGTTCTTGAAGCTCTCTAAAAGCTTCAGGCATCATTCCTTGCATTCCTGCATGGCGAAGGATATGACAGAGCTCATGAAATGCTACTTCATGCTGCTTTTCAATGGATAATCGACTATCAACAGAAATGATTTTAAAGTTTCCATTCTGTTTTGAGTATGAGGGTAGAGGCTTCTCAGAATAAAAAATTCTGTGAATCTTACAAATATTATGGATACTAATGTCTGATGGTTTGTAAATGTTCATTTTTAGATACCAGTTGGAAACCCATGACTCGAGTGGGGAGGATGTATACGATATAGACATTTTAACACTCCTACAATTAAGCGAATATATGTTCGCTTTAAGATTAAAAATAAATTATACATACGAACGCTTAAAAACGAGTTATATGTATAATTTATTTTTAACTTTTCTTATTTGAAGAATCGTCATCAGAATTAGATCGCATTTTCTTTGCTTCAAAAGCTTTATACTCTAGAAAAGATTCAAAATCCTTTCTAAGTTCTTCTACCTGTACAGGTGTTAGGTTCTTCCAATCATCAATATTGTGCATAAAAAAATCTGTAACGCCCAAATCAGTTAGTATCTTATTAATTTCACTAAGTGAATCAAAGTTTGGCTTATTTGAAGCAGTTGATTTATAATCATCTGTTCTTCCCAAAAGATAATCTGTCGTTACTTCAAAGTACTCAGCGATTTTTTGAAGAGTTTCATAATCAGCTTGGCGCTTTCCTGCTTCATAGTTTGAATATGTACTTCGAGGAATGCCAAGTTTCTTAGCCAAATCAACTTGTGTTATTTTATTTAATTTACGTAAAGAAGCTAGTCTTTCACCAAACATTGTACACCTCCTACATAAAGTATTATAACGCTTCAAATTGAAACACTGAACAATTGCTTCAAAACGGGACAAAAAGTGTTGACTTCTTCATAAAGAAGCATTATATTGTACTTAAGATGCTTCATTATGAAGCGTAGGAGGTGAGCAAATGAGAAATTGGTTAATTAATAAAAGAAAAAAATTAAAAATGACTCAAGAAGAAGTGTCAACTTTATCTGGCGTAAGTCGCAGCGCTTATTCTAATATTGAAGTAGGGACAAGAGATCCGAGCGTTGAGACTGCAAAGAAAATTGCTTTCGTATTAAAGTTTAAATGGACTATTTTTTTTGATCTGTATTGTCCCGAAATGAAGCATAAACAAACTAAATTAAAAGAGGTGAACTAAGTGCTAAACATCCAAATAGATGATCAGGAAGCAAAACAGCTTTATCTTCAAAAAGTTGAAGAAAAGATAAAACAAATTGATGCTGAGCGAGTTTTCTGGGATGCAAAAGAGCTTCAAAAGCGAACTTGTATGTCCTGGGGATCGATCCAGGAGAAGTTCTTCTTTGACCCACGCTTTAAGAAATACAAAGTAGGGCAAAAGTGGTACTTTCCATCTGGAGATACAAAAGATTTCTTGCTCATGTGGTTGAGTGAACAAAACACTCGTTAAATACTTTCTAAGTTTATTTTATCCATTAACAACATAAATATTGGGAGAAAGGTGGTCAATTTTAATGTCAAATGGTAGGTCAGCTTCTGAAGTGCGATCTGCAAGAAAAGAAACCGGTATGACGCAATTGGCATTATCCATGGATTTGCATACTTCTCGTGAAGCAGTTTCTAAACAAGAGAATGGAGAATATCGTGTACAGCCTGATTTGGTGAAATATTTTGCTGAAAGTCATAACAACCCATTTGTGGGGATGACTGCTGCAGCAGAATATACAGGCTGGGGAAGCGGAAGGCTTGATGGTGAGGATATTGATCTTCATCGATCAAGTGTTAAATGTAAGGCCCAGGAAGAGTTACAAGAGGCTCTAATTGCGATTAATAAAACAAATCTAGTAAACCATCCGAGAAAAGTAGAGCCATTTCAATTTAATGATGTGAAGGAATCAGTCATTCAAGCGATGGATGCCATTATCGCATTGAATCACTATATTGCTGTTATTTGTAAGGAATATTCTATTTCATGGGCTGAAATGTGGCTAACTCATAAAAAGAAACTCATTTCTCGTGGATATATGAAAGGTTAGAAGAATTAGGGGGCGTACTGATTGAAGGCATTTTCTGAAAGCATTTTTTATTACACAAAAAAAGTAGCTGAATATACAGCAATTCATCCAACGCGTTATCAAAATCCATACAGATATAACCGATTGCTTAGTTATAAAAAAGAGCTAAATCATCGAATTAAGGAGGTTAAATAATGGAGACTAAAGCTAGTTTTAGATTATTGCCAGTAGAGAGAAACATGGCTGTTGAAGCTATGTGTGAGTATAGAGATAAGTTAAAGGGATGGGCTCTGAAACAGTTTGACATTGCATACAACAAAATGAAAGAAAGCTCTAATGGAGTCATAAAGTTTGATGGGATGGAATTAGAGTATCTAAAAAGAGCATTAAACTTTCGAGGATGGCAGTTTTACCAGGAACGAAGAAAGATCAAGGCGGATACTTATTTTACCCTAGCTTTTTGGATAAAAGAGCAAAAGCGAATATTTCAATACAATAACAATCCATTGAAACAAAAAAATACAGCAAGCTAAAAGCTCACTGTCAATCTTTGACGTAATTAATTATCAATAAAATACCACTAATTGAATTTATTGTAAATACAAAAATTTGAAAGGTGTTGAAATGATGTTAGGACAAGCTGAGTTGTCAGGATGTATACAGCTAAAAACGTTCTGTAATGAAACAAGAGCGAATTGCTGGCTAAAAGAAAATCCTGATCTTGAAATCGTAGATATAAAGTTTTCTACGACAGAAGCGGATGACTGTATTTTGCTAATTTATCGTATAGATGAGCTAGATTTACCTGCAAACAAAAAATGACCGCGCTGCAACGCGATCATTCAGGGTCTTGTGATTAATCATCTTATTTTAATTTTACTCCAAGACCCTATCAAAATCAAATACACTCTGGGAGGCATATATGTGAAGTCTGGAAAAACAGAGATTGCCATTCCTATACCCCTTCATTATTTATCAGTTGTTAGACGTATCCATAAAAAGCAAACTCAAAGGCAATATTTTAAGTCCTATGTATCAAATTACATTAAGAAAAACTACCCTGAGCTTACCTTTGTACGAATTAAAGGTATGTATGCTTCGTGTTATATCAAATCAGGAACAAAAACTAAATAATCGTCAGTCCATGTAAGGAGGAGGAAAATGTCTGAGAGTTATCCGTTTTCTACTTATTCTGGCATATTGGATCCGACACATTATCAAAACATCGGCTCAAGCTTGTGGCTCTTTCTTTGGGCTGTGAGCTCAACCACAGATGAAATAGATAGAGAAGGAACTGTGTGGGGTGTTGTTTTAGGAAATAAGCCTATGAAGCTAGGAGAACTTTCAATTGTGTTTGGAGTTAGTGATAAGACGATACGTCGATGGTTAGACGTACTGGAAAAGCACGAATATATAAAAGTAACTAGAGCCCCATATGGGTTAATTTTAACAGTTAAAAATTCAAAAAGAGGATTTATTCAAAAGAAAAAGAGGTTGGACAAAAATGTCCAATCTGAAAATAGTGATAAGACAAAAGTGTCTCCTCTTAATAAGAGAGAGGACATAAATGACCACTCTGGAATGGACAAAAGTGTCCAATCTAATAAAGATATTAGTAATGTTGTTGTAGTTAATAATAAACCTCAAAAAAACGAATCACAGTCCAATGCTGATTACTTGCTAGATTATTACATGGTAGTACGAGGGAAACCGGGCATGCCTCCCAAGGTCTCCGATTACCAACACGTTCAAGCAGTATTAAAAGCAGGTGTTTCGATCGAAGAAGCAGTACAGGGAATTGACCAAGCTTTTAGGGATTTTACAGCTGCCTATCATGGTGATGAGATAAATTCGTTCGCTTATTGCAAGAAGGTTATCCTTGCCCATCATTATCGATTGCAACAATCTGAAAAAGTGAGTAATGTTCGCCCGTTTCGAAAGCCAGAACAGCAAGATGAGCAAAAATATGATTATGGATTTTGATTGGAGGGAGAGTTATGAAAGAAACATCATCTTTGTTAAAAACAAAAATAGCCCCGATGAAGGTGCTTCGCCAAATTAAATGTTCAGGTTGTGGTGAGATAGTTAACGAAGTGGAAGGAACCGTTGCACTTGGACCTGAAGCAGGAAAGCTTTTCAGAGCTTTCAAAGGGTGCAAATGTGAAGAAAAGCGATTGGCTAAAGAAAGCAGAAAAGTCCAGTCAGCTATGCTTGAACGGAAAACAAAAGCAATTTTCAATCAAAACTCTCTAGTAAACCGTAGTTTACAAAGAGCTACTTTTGAAAACTATGAACCTACTAACAAACAGCTTATAGATGCAAAGGAAACCGTAGAAGAATTTGTTAAGGAATTCAAAAGTTCCAATCCTGAAAACCTTCTTCTTGCAGGTTCATATGGAACGGGGAAAAGTCACTTATCATATGCAGCAGTTCGAGCGCTATTAGATAAAGGCTATTCAGGACTTTTTCTCTCAGTTCCAAAGCTTCTTACAAAAATTAAGGACACATATAACAGTCACAGTGAATTTTCAGAAGCAGAACTGTTAGAAGCTGTTGAAAAGGTAGATTTACTGGTACTAGATGATATTGGTACAGAATATACGAACGCCAAGAATAAGAATGACAACTGGACTCAAACCAAGTTATTTGAGGTCATGGATAGTCGAGCAGGTAAGCATACGATATTTACGACCAATTTATCTAGTGATGAACTTTCTAAAAAGGTAAATGAACGGAACTTTTCCCGCATGATGGATGGCACGACCGTACTTAAAATGACTGGTAAAGATTATCGAAGAAAATCATTTTGAAAGGGGTATTTTCAATGGTATGTTCCTACTGTTTCAATCGAGGCGTCACTTATAAAAAAAGCTTTGCTGGTACCGAGGTTAATCCTTGTAAGAAATGTGACTCTGCAAGTCACTCTAAACAAGAATTTGAAGAGTGGAAGAAACGGTTCTCTCAAAAGCACTTTAACCAGGAGGCAAGTTAATGAGTCAACTGAGGAATGCAGTAACAAAACGAAAAGAATTTTTAGTAAACAAGCTGAAGAAAAGTGGGCATAATTCTAACTGGTTGCTGAAGCAAACACTTACAACACTTGAGAACTTATGGGCCAATGAAAAATAGATTAATAATTTCTATGATTAATTAAGGTGGTGTTTTCATGAGTTCAGCTCATGGAGAAGTTATAACTTACTATTTATCAGATAGTGGACTCGAGTACTATCGCAATCTTCCAAGTAAATATGATCCTGAAGATCGACCAAAGATAAATTGGAAATGGGAAAGAGGAAATTCAAGACAGAGAGAAGAACAGAATACAAAGTAACTTTGAAAAATTTCATAAAAAAACCACCTGAGCGTCCAGGCGGTAAAAGTTCCCTTACTTCTTATTTTACCACAAAAGGGGCGCTTAGGATGGACAGAAACCATAAACAAATTAGTGATATTGAGAATCTATCAAAGGTTCTTGAAGAAGATCATTGTTATATCGTTAAAGATGGTAACTTAATTTCAAAACAATTGCCATCACATGGAAAAACAACGATTTTCACATATCAAGGAAAGATAGATCGGTTCGAATTCCAAACGTCTGAGAAGGTTTGAGAAAGGAGCTATAGGAGTGATTGAATACTACTGTCCTGATTGCAAAGTTTCTGAGGTTTTACCTAATATTATTCCTCAAAAGAAATGCAGCAAATGTTCTTTTATTATGGATGCTCATGAGTGGGAAGGAGAATGAAAAGCGCTTTTCATTTCGTTCTTTACCACTTTCATCATTTTCTATATGAATACCAGGTAAACGGCAAATGTATTGACTACCATTATGTACGGATGCAAAAGCATTACGTAAAAATCAAGGATCGTCACAAATAATATAAGTCCTGAGCCATAACGCAGGGGCACCAACTACACAGAAGTTTTTTCTGTTTGGTTGGTGTTCCTTTTTTATATAAATCAACGGAGGTGGCATATGGCAAAACAAATTGATTTTAATCTACCAGAAATTAATCGTGAGCAAACTAAAGCAGCTGTTGAAGGAGCTCTTGAAAAATACACCATTTACTTACTTATGGAACCAGATGAACATTTGCCTAAAGTGACTCAAACCTTCTCTATCGTGCCTCCAACTCATACAAATGAATTTCATTCATCTACAGAAAATGTAGCAATCAAAAATATAGACCAGGTAGTTGCTCGTAGGAAGTATCTTAGTAAAATTAGAAAGGCTGTCAATCGCCTCTCCTATCAAGAAAGGTCGATCATTATTCAACGCTATATGAACGAAGAAGATGTATTTGATTACGAAGTTTATAATGAGCTGGGCATGAGTGAAAGGAAGTACTATAGAGTAAAGGCAAGAGCCTTTTATAAGTTGGCATTTATTTTGCACATTGAAGTGACAAAAGAGAAGGTGTTCGTTGGATGAATTTTGTACAGCCCATTCGAGATCCTGAAGTGATCAGAGCTATTAAACGTTATCTTAAAGAAAAAAATGAAAGGGACTATATGATGTTTATTCTAGGAATCAATAGCGGGCTTCGCATTTCTGATATTTTACCTCTTCGTGTAAGTGATGCAAAAAGACCTTATTTTAGTATGAGAGAAAAGAAAACCGGGAAGCAGAAGCGATTGGATATGACACCGGTTCTAAAAAAGGAGTTAAAGATATATGTAGAAGATAAGAAAGACCATGAGTTCCTATTTAAAAGTAGAGAGGGAATTAATAAGCCAATTGGTAGAAGTATGGCTTACAAAATTCTAAGGGATGCAGCAGAACACGTTCGTATAACTGAAATAGGAACTCATACTCTTAGAAAAACCTTTGGCTACCATTTTTACCAACAAACGAAAGATGTAGCAATACTTCAAAAAATATTTAACCATACTAGCCCTTCTTTGACCTTAAGGTACATTGGAATTGAGCAAGATGGAATTGACAAAGCAATAAAAGAATTTAAAATTTAGAGAGAAACATTTATGAGTTTCATGTTGCATCAATGTTTAAATAGACTTCACTCATAACAACTCATGCTAATTCAAAATAATAGTTAAGCTGAAATAAATATTTCAGCTTAAAATAAGATGTGATTTCGTTTGTGAATTCAAACGACTCTCCAGTGGTTATTATGTTAAAATATAAAAGATATTCATAAAGTTAATTTTAATATAAGCGGTTAGAAGTTATATGATAGACATAGGTTCCATAAAGTAATTTGAAATATTTTAAACTTCTAGAAATAAATAGAAAGAGGGTATTATGTGGTCAATTTGAATCGTAAATATTCTTGGAATGGTAATGAAGCATTGATTAATGCTGCTCATATGGTACATGAATTACAAGGTGTAAATGATTTACAAGTAGAAAAATGGTTAGAATATGATGATGTTGACTTGTTAACTAAAATTTCAAAGCCTCACAAAGAAACTTTGTTACATGACTACATTGACTTTATTAATTTCACAATGTATGAATATTTACTAGACAAACATTTACCTATGTCTGTGATTAATCCTATAGTGGAGATCATGAATATATACGATGTGGATTATTCTCATTTAGGTATACCTCCTTTTATTGGTTTGGACGAAGAAGAGGTATATGAGTATGATCATAATGATGTAGAGCAATATGCACACCAGATTTTAAACCTCTATATAGAAAAATTAGCACCTACTTTCAACAGTGATATATTTACAGTGATTTTTTCCAATAAGCAATTTCTATTTGAATTTAACAAGCAGCTCCAAGAAGTGATTGAAGATCTAAAATTGAAAGACTATCCAGACTATTTAAAAAAAGACGGGGTTTTAAAAAGGTCTAAGTACTTGCCTAAGTGGCTACAACGTGGTGTTTTCATGAGAGATAAAGGTAGATGTCAAATTTGTGGAACAGACTTGAGTAAGGTGTTACATTTAGACAATAAAGAGAATTATGATCATATTATCCCATTGGAATCTGGCGGGACTAATGATCCTACTAACTTCCAATTAACTTGCGAACATTGCAACAAGTCTAAAGGGCATAGAAGCACAATTTATAACAGTTTTGGAGCTAGATTCTGGGAAATCGAAAGTCTTCTTCCAAAGTAATATTTGAATGAAAAAAAGCTTGGAATGCATTACGCCTCCAAGCTTTTAGTGTATGATTTTAGATGTGAAATTCTTTAATAATTGGTTTACGATTTTGCATTTAGCAGCCATAAAGTAAACCAGTAAAAAAATTATAGATATTTCATATTATACTGCTGAAGTTTTATTTGATTTACTTGACGAGTATTTATTAAGGTGTTTAGATAGTTCATCTTCTCTTTCAAACAATTGTTCTTGTTTCCCGTCACTTGTTTTCATTAGCACTTTAAAGAGGTGGTCTTGTTTGTCAAATAAGTAGTAATAAATTACTTCCCCTTCAATATCAACACACTTCATTTCAGAAATAACACCTGACTCACCCATGTAATAATTTACATACTTGTAATTATCCAATTTAACGTTTTCAAGTAAATTATAGGGGGTTAAAACTGGGGAGTGTAATAATTCGAAAATGTTTTTTATATCACTCTTCACCAAAATACCCTCCTTTTCATTATATTATTTATTTCTTATAATACATTATTAATTTACTGGTTTAAATAGTCATCAAGAATTTTTTCTACATAATCAACCATTGGAGGGAGTTTTTCATATGCAATATCGTAGTCATCTATTGTCCATTTGTCCTTACTAGCACCTATCTCATTCTTTAAGTAGGTCATGAAATATACAGCTAACATACCACCGTTGTCACGTATCCGAGTCTTAATCCAGGAATATTTGTTTTTGAATAAACCACAATCCTGAATTGTAGCGGTTGTTTTATCAATATCAAATTTCATTAAAATATTTGGTACAATATTTTCCTTAATACTTACATCGATATCTTTTCTTTTACTTGCAAAATATAAATCTGGACGTTTAATATTTGATTGTGAACTAGCAGTAGTATCTACAATACTTTCAGCTTCTTCTCTATTAATTTCCAATACGCTCTGTAGTTCTATTATTTTCTTTTCACGAGCTCTATCCTCTGATTTTTTTTGTTTTATTAATTCAGTAGTTAAATATACGTCCCCAATGATTTTACCTTCACCTATTTCTGTAGCCGTTCCCAAATCTAATTCTCTAGTACCCGAACTTCCGGGAACATCTGAGATTATAGGTTTGAGAATGTCAAAATCTTTTAGATGCTTAATTATTTCACTTTCTTGAATTTCTACTTTATAAAAATCCCAAAGTTGTTCTATTGCTAAGTGCTTATGCGAAATGATTTGTCCTATGTTATCATCTGCTTTTTTTACTTCATCATCAGGAATAGATCTTAAAATTCGGCCAACGAATTGAGCATAAGGTAGGGGATTTCTAAAAGCACGGAAAACTGCAGCAATTGATAAATATGGATGATCATATCCTTCACCTAACATAGAGACATTGATTACTACTTTAGTTCTATGATTTTTAATATCTGAAAATGCTTTCTCCCTTTCTTGTTCATTTAAATCACTATGCACAATAGTTGTAGGAAGGTCATACTCATTGTATAATCCTTGGATTATTTTTGCTTGTTTAATATCTGAAGCCACTGCAATGATTTTATGAGGGACTGTAGTTCCTCTTAATTTAGTTTCGAGCATTTTTACGCTCATATTGACTACGCTTCTAGCGCATTCTTCTGAATACGCGACTGATCTACTTACCCAATCCTCGTCTTTAATACCCATCTGGTATATTTCGTCTATAGAGTACTTTTTGGATGAATCATCGTCAATAGTTAGCATTAGTTTTTCTGGGATGTATGTTAGGTTTTCCAACGATTTCACATATTTATTTGCCATAGCTTGACTTAATTTGTATTTATATGCTAGGTCACCAGTAATTTTTTCTTTGTCAGTTCTAAAAGGAGTACCTGTTACTTTAATAACTTTTGCTTGAGAAAAATGTTGTATTGTTTCTACCCAAGTCCTTGCAGTAGAATGATGAGCTTCATCAATAATAATCATATCGAAAAAGTCCTCTGGCAAATGGTTAAGAGGTGAAGAGTCTAATCGTCCCTGTAACTTCTGAATATTGACTACAACAACATTAGCAGCTTCTAAAACTTCTTTACTAGTTTTTGAACCTTCAAATTCAATTAGGGCAGGTAATTGTTGAGGTCTGTCAAATACATGTCTTTTAATCCAAAAGTTTTCTGGTTTATCAGGGTTAAGAGCATCTATAACAGTTTCCTTAATTACAATTTGAGGAGCAATTATTAATACTCTACCTTGACTGATACTGTACGGAAGAATTGACATAAGCCCGGTTTTTCCTACGCCGGTAGGTAAAACAATAACTGCATGAGATTTCTTTTGTTTTACAACAAAATGGTCGTATACATGATAGTAACCTTGTACCTGAGGTTCTCTTAAGTTTTCATTTCCATAAATAAATGGTACCGTTTTCATGAAGTAATCTTCATCGTAACTAAAAGCCATATTAGTACCCCCTAAAAATATTGTCACAAAGATTATACCTCAAAAACAAGAAATATTGTTAAAAATTTCAAAATGTTAACTCTAATTCTTTATATTAATACATTGTGTAATTAGTAATCATTAATCATTTAGCTGAAGGTATACCGTGTGTTTAAAGGATTAGATGAGTTAAACACAATATAAGATATGGGTAATTAGTATGTAAAAAAATAGAATTTTAGATTATAATTGGTATGAATGGTTAGGAGGCATGATTATGTTCATTGACAAGCACATTGATGAATTTTTAAGTAAAGCACCTGATGGATATTCTACTCACCTTTATAGATTTAAAGAATTCTTAATTAATCAATGGAACTTAAATCCGCAAAACGAAAGAGAGCTGCTACAAGGCCTTAGTACTTCCACAGTAATTAAAAGTATTAGTTATTTAGTAAGTGAATATAAAATCAGTTCAGCAAGTAGGGTAACCCATTACTCAACAGCCTTAAAAGAATTTATTTATTATTTGTTTAGTTACGGGGAATTTAAAAACCGAGAAATTTTAGATGAAATAGGAAAATCAGCATTTGATGAAAAATCTTATAGAAATCAGATAAATACTCACATTAAAAAGCTTGAATTAAATAGTGTACATAGTGATTTTGAGGCGTTTACAGATGAAGAAGTATTAATCGTTGTAGAAGAATGTAATAATACTCTACAGTCAGCTGAAATGAGAGTAAGTTCTTTAGAAAATAAAAGTGCCTATGAAAAAATCAGATCAAGTTTAATATTCAAATTTATAATTCAATATGGATTTAGATACAACACTATGACTGACATTCTGGAAACGGATGTAAATATTGAAAAAAGAGAAATTACTGTTAACGGATTTATTGTTGATATACCTTATGATTTAATTTTAAACATTAATAATTACCTAATATTAAAACGAGACTTAAACATTTCAAATATATCCAACTTTTTGTTTGCAGAGTATAATGGCGATCAATTGAGAAAGACGACCACTTCAACTGCATCTTATTTGAAAACTCTTGTCGGTAGGAATGACTTAACTGGGTTAATAAAATATTCAATTTGTAAGATGATTACCAATGAAGTTCAAAAGGACGTAATTATGAAATTTACTAATATAGGTTTGAGGATATATGATGATTGTTATGAAATTTGTTTTCCGAATCAAGAGTTACTTAACAGAAATCTAAACTCTAAATTAAAATTTATACAGTTATCGTCATTATAGCCGTCAATTAATAAGCTAAGGCTTAAGAATACTGAGAAAAGGTGATATTAAATGTCTAAAGTATTAGATAGTATTCAACTAGAATACGAGACAGAAAAAGATAAATATGAATCATTTTGCAGAGTAATTACTGAACAATTGAATGAGTTGCTAAGAAATTTCCATTTACCTTTACCTATTGAATCTAGAGTTAAGGAATGGAAATCTATTAAAGACAAAATTGAAAGAAATAAGCTTAGGATCAATAGAGTTGAAGAAATAAACGATTTAGCAGGAATAAGAATCATAGTATTATTTAGAAGAGACTTAGAACTAGTTAGTAAAATCATTGAAGAAAACTTTGTTGTCTTCAGAAAAGAGAATACAGAAGAAAGATTAACAGAGAATCAATTTGGATACGGCTCATATCATTTTGAAATTTCAGCAAATGATTCCTGGTCATTAATACCTACTCTTAGTAAATATCAAAATTGTAAAGCTGAGATACAATTGAGAACGGTGTCTCAGCATAATTGGGCAGCTACATCACATGTACTACAATACAAAAACGAACATGATGTACCACTTCCGTTAAGAAGGTCTATAAATAGAATAGCAGCATTATTAGAAACGGTTGATTTAGAGTACGAAAGATTATTAACTGAGAGAGAAATATATAATAACAACTTAGATGAACCAACTGATGAGTTAAATGTTGAATTAGTGAGAAAACTATTAATGAGAACTTTTCCTGATAATGAAATTGAAGATGAACCTTATTCAGTTATTTTAGACACCTTAAAAAACTTTAATATCAATACTATTAAAGATTTAAATCAACTAATACAGAATAATAAAGAAATGGTTTTAACTGATGAATCTGCACAATTAGAAAATTCTAAAAGAGATGTGCGCTTAGGATTGAGTCCTAGTGGTACAACTATAGAACGATTAGAAAATGGCGTATATTATAGCTACTTAGGATTAGTTAGAGTATTATTAAGATGTGAAATTGGTGATGAAAAAATAAATGATTATTTAAAAAGAACCAATGCTTAGATAGCAAAACGACATGGCAGAATTATTACAGATATTATGCAATCTGATACTGTATTGATAAAGTATTATAGTAATAGGTAGAAAACAAAATAACAACACATATTTAAGTATCCTTTAGGATGCTTTTTTATTTTGGAGTGATAAGATTGGATCTAAAAAATCTTAAAGATCTAATAGAGAAAAATAATTTGGTAAAGTTCTATCAATGTACAGAGTGGCGTACTTTAAGAAAAAAAATACTCTCCAGAGACGACTTTGAATGTCAAACGTGTAAAAGAAAAGGCAAGGTAGGTAATGCGGAGAACGTTCACCACATAAAAGAAGTGAAAAAATACCCAGAGCTTGCACTTGTTTTTAGTAACTGTGAAAGCATCTGTATTCCATGTCACAATGAAGAGCATGACCGGTTGAAGAAATACATTCGAAAGAAGAAATTATTCGATGATGAGAGATGGTGATACAAGGGATTAGTAAACAAATTAAGGATGCATTCAAAGCTCTTGAGATGTTCCATAAGAAGTGATTTATAAGAGAAGGCACTAAGTGGATTCTTCCTTCAAGAAGATATGACAGTTGTAGTGAAAGGAATGATAGTCTACGCATATGAAATTGGGGGAAATAATTTCACTAGTCCCCCCCTAAAAATTTTTAAGAATTTTTAGGGGACCCGTGAAACGGGGAGGGGGCTCGACTTTCCAAATTTTTTATCAAAATCTCACGATAGGGGGGGGGCCATGATTGAAAGCGGCCTTAAGAACTGACGTAAGTATAGATAAAATAAAGGATTATTTGATGTCCAGGGTTGATACAACTAGTCCTGTTGAAGTGGAAAAAGTCGGTAGGTACTTGAAGCATATTGAAATTTATAGACGAATGGAACGCACAGTTAAAAAAGAGGGCGTTTCGATCATGGTAAAGAATGCTACCCAAACATTTGTGAAGTCCCACCCTCTGTTGAATGAAATGAGCAAAGTAAATACATCCATCATGAATATAGAACGAACTTTTCATTTTATAGACGATGAAAACAAGGGAAATCCAAAGTACTCAGCAGACGATTTGATGTAAATGAAAATAAATAAGCATGTAACCTTTTATATGGACCAATACGAAGCTGACAAAATTAAAGTCAGCAAGTATGTGGTCCTTTTATTTTCATATTTGAAAAACCATGTTCTTAATCGGGATGATATCTACTTTGATGAAACAACACATAAGCGTTATATCGCTTTTACAGAAAAGAATTATTTTACCTTAATGCCTTTTCAAAAATTTATTACTGCCTTTGTTTTTCTCTATTACAAAGAAGGCAACTATCCATTTTTCGAACAGTTCTTTTTATACAAAGCCCGTGGAGCCGGTAAGAACGGATTGATTTCATCGCTAACAAATTTCTTTATCAGTGATCTGCATGGAGTTGAAAATTATAATGTATCGATCGTAGCGAATAGCGAAGAACAGGCTAAGACTTCTTTTAACGAAATTTACAGCACTATTAAAAACTCAGATAATCACAAAGTGTTGGAATCATTGTTTTATGCGACGAAATCTGAAGTCATTAGTCGAACGAACAATAGCAAACTCAAGTTCCACACATCGAATCCGAAGACAAAAGATAGTTTACGTGACGGTTGTGTCGTATATGATGAAGTTCATGAATATGAAGATTCAGCAATCATTGATGTCTTTTCATCTGGTCTGGGGAAGGTCAAACACTCCAGAGAATTCTTTATCACTACAGATGGGTTTGTTCGTGGTGGTTATTTGGATGATCTGAAAGAACGGGCAACCAGGGTTCTAAATGGAGAATCGTTAGAGGATCCGTTATTTGTCTTTATGGCTACACTGGACAGTGAATCGGAAATGGAAGACTCTTCAAACTGGCAAAAGGCAAATCCGATGTTCCATGAACCATTGGGTGAGTATGCCAAAGAGTTATTCCGTAAAGTGAGAACGCAGTACATCTCATTAGGAAATTCTAAGCCATCTGCACGCATTCGATTTATGACAAAGCGTATGAATTTACCAGCCACCGATTTAACTGCATCTGTTGCGACTTGGGAAGAAATCAAAGCGACTAACAGACCTTTTCCGGAATTAAAACACAGGGAAGCAGTTGGCGGTTTGGACTTCGCTTCTATACGTGACTTTGCTGCTGTCGGATTATTATTTAAAGTTGGTGAAGATTATATTTGGAAATCACATTCTTTCGTTAGAAGAGGTTTTCTAAAGGATGCAAATTTACAAGCGCCAATCCATGACTGGGAAGAGGAAGGTTTACTTACCATTTTAGATGGTCCGGTTATTGATATAAAACAAATCGTAAATTGGTTTGTAAGAATGAGAGAGTTGTACGGGGTTAACACCATAGTTGCGGATACCTTTCGTCTTGATCTTGTTAAATCAGCACTTGAAGCAGAAGGTTTTCTTTTAATTTATATACGAAATCCAAAAGCAATCCATTCACAACTTGCACCGCGAGTTGAAACGGTATTTGCAAATAAGCAGATTATATTTGGCGACAATCCATTAATGCGATGGTACACAAATAATGTGTATGTGAAAATCAAAAAGGATGGCAATAAAGAATACTTAAAGAAAGATGAAATCAAACGTAAAACCGATGGATTTCAGGCATTTATCCATGCCTTATGGCAAGCGGATAATGTCCTGGTAGAGGAAGAAGAATTTTACCTTGACGATATTTCATTTTAGGAGGTGAGTGACAATAGGATTATTAGACATATTCAAACGTAATACTGAGCTGGAGTGGATGTATGATGTCGATTTATTAGAAGGTACTTCTGAACGGATTAAAATGAAACAATTGGCGATTCAAACTTGCGTAAATATGATCGGTCGTATTATCAGTCAGTCTGAATATCGAGTAAAGAAGAATAAAGAAACGATAAAAGATGAACTGTACTACCGGTTAAATGTTCGACCAAATAAAAACATGTCAGCAAGTTATTTTTGGCAAACGGTCGTATATAAACTCATTCATGACAATGAATGCTTGATTATCAAGTCTGATTCAGATGATTTATTAATTGCTGATGATTTTGATCGCGTGGTATATGGACTAGTCGAGGATACGTTCAAAAATGTTACTGTCAAAAACTTTACCTTCCAACGAACCTTTACGATGAGTGATGTGTTTTATTTAGAATTCGATAATGAAAATCTATCCAAATTGATTGATAGTCTTTTTGTGGATTATGGGTCCTTGTTTGGAAGAATGGTAGAATTCCAGAAATATAAAAATCAGATTCGTTCGACGGTTGATCTTGAGACCACGGGTGCGAAGGATCCAGAAACCCAACGAAAATTACAGAGCTTCATTGACCGTATGTACCAAGCGATAAAAGAAAAGACGTTTGCCATCATCCCACAACAAAAAGGATTCACTTATACCGAACAGGCAGCTTCCTCTGGTGCAAGTGTAGATGAAATCAATAAAGTCAGTAACGGCTTTTTAGATCATGTTGCAAAGGCATTAGGTATTCCGGTCGCTTTAATTCATGGTGAAATGGCAGATGTAGAAAAAGCGACTCGTAACATGATGACCTTTTGTATTGATCCATTACTTAAAAAAATTAAAGACGAGTCAGATGCCAAATTTATCGATAAGAAAGAGTACCTTGCTGGTAGGCGAATCGATATTAAGCGAGTCTCTTACAGTAATATGTTTGATGTGGCAACTTCAGTTGATAAATTAAGGTCATCCGGGGTGGCTAATGGTCATGAGTTAAGAGATGCGATCGGTCTCGAACAAATGGATGATCCGATTCTAGATAAATTTGTAATTACGAAAAACTACCAAGAGACAAATGAACTTGAAGGGGGTGATAAATAATGTCAAAAGAATACAAAGATCAAATTAAGAACATGATGAACAAAAAAACCGACGTGCGTTTTGAAGCGGATGAAAAAGACAAGGAATATTCCCTGTACATCTATGGACCCATTGGTGGTTTTTGCTTTAGCGACAATAGTGCACAGAGCATTCGAAGAAAGTTGCAAAATGTTGATGCTGAAAAAATTCATGTCCACATCAATTCTCCAGGCGGTTCTGCATTTGATGGTGTAGCCATTGGCAATATTCTTAAAAACCATAAAGCAGAGATTATTGTTCATGTAGATGGTATGGCTGCAAGTGCTGCTTCTGTAATAGCAGTTGCTGGCGATAAAGTCATCATGCCTGAAAACACTATGATGATGATCCACAGAGCTTCAACATTCGAATATGGTAATGCTGCAGTTTTTGAAAAGACGGCTTCAGATTTAAGAAAAATTGATGCCTCACTTGCTGCATCGTATAAAAAGCGCTTCGTTGGTGAGCAGTCTGAATTGGAACAACTTCTTGATGAAGAAACCTTTCTTACCGCAGAGGAAGCCGTTGCTTTTGGACTTGCTGATATCGTTGGGGAAGAGATTGAAATTCAAGAACTTGAAGATCTAGACGATGGTGAAGAAGAAGAGGAAGAATACGATAATTTAAAAGACAAGTTGGTTGCCAAGTATTCAGCAAAGAAAAACGCACATAAAAATGAATCTCCAGAACCAAAGCCTACTCCTGCTAATAAGCAGAATATGAGTAAGCTTTTTTTAAATTTAAAATAAGGGAGCTAAAGACATGACCATTAAATTTAACAATTTCGAAGAAAAGAAACAGGCCTTTGCTCAGGTTACATTAAACGGAACAGAGGCAGAACAATCTGAGGCCCTATCAAATATGCTTGAAGCCCTAGCAAACGACGTTCAGGGTGATATTCTGAATCAAGTAAATACTCAAATGGCTGATAATGCAGTCATGCAGGCTCGGGGTCAAAATGTATTGACTTCAGAAGAACTCAAATTTTTTAATGCTGTTGTCGAAGATGGTGGTTTCAAAGATACAGAGACATTACCTAAAACAACACAAGAGCGCGTCTTTCAGGACCTAGTTGAAGACCATCCTCTCTTACAAGAAATCGGGATTCAAAATCTAGGAGCCGTAACCGAGTTTATTTATTCTGATCCTGAAGGGGCAGCTGTATGGGGACCTTTATTTGGGGATATCAAAGGCCAATTAAATGCTGCCTTCCGTAAAGAAACTATTAGTCAGTTAAAATTAACAGCATTTATCCCCCTTGCCAATGATATGTTGAAATTGGGTCCAGTATGGATTGAACGTTACGTACGTACCATGATCAAAGAAGCCATGTCTGTTGGGCTTGAAAAAGGATACGTTACTGGCACGGGGATCAATCAACCTATTGGCCTTCTGAAAAGTGTGGATGCTAGCACTGGAGCCATTTCAGATAAAACGTCATCTGGCACTCTAACTTTTGAACCAGGTAAAACAACGATTCAAGAATTAAAAGGCGTCGTTGAAAAATTATCGATTCGTAATGTAAATGGAAAAGATAAAGTTCGAAACGTCGCTGGAAAAGTTGTGATGGTTGTGAATCCCTTTGATAACTTTGGCATCCAAGCGAACGCCACGATTCAAAATGCGAATGGTGCCTATGTAACGAGCTTGCCTTTTAATCCGAAGATTACTGAATCACAATTTGTTCCACAAGGCAAAGTACTTTTCTTTGTTCGAGGAGAATACATTGCTGCTATTGGTGGAACGGAACCGATCAAAAAGTACACGGAGACGATGGCATTAGAAGATGCGACGTTGTATATCGCTAAACAATTTGCTACCGGTAAGCCAGTAGACAATTATGCTGCTCAAGTCTATGACCTACAGTTAACGGAAGAACCAGCAGTATAAACAATTTGAAGGGAGCATAAGGACTTATGATTTATAAAGTAATGAATGGATTTAAAGATACCGATGATCATGGGACAATCTATAAACCTGGGGAAGAATATCCAAAGGGAGATTACAAACCTAGCCAGAAAAGAATTGCAGAACTATCGACAGAACATCCGAAATATAAGCGTGTCTTCATCAAAGAAGTGGAAGAAGAGTCCAATGAATCTATCGAACGTTTAACTGCAACAGATATTAAGAAGTTAAACAAAACGCCTCAAGAAGATTTAATCAAAAAGCTAAATGGAAATCCAAGCGGGGCTAGTAACGAGGAAGAACGAATTTCTCTTATTTTAGATCTGCAAAAACAGCTAGAAGAAAATGAAAAGCCATCTCCAGAGAAATAGGGGGCGGCTTTCTTGGGTGAAGAACAATTGGAAGGTTTAAGAGATCAATTGAAAAGCTATCTGCACATTACGTGGAATGAAGAGGATACCACCCTGCTAGATAAGGTGAAAGAAGGGGTAGCTTATCTTAATGAAATTGCTGGTAATGAAATTGATTATAGCTCCGATTTGAAGGTGAGACCTTTATTAATAGATTACGGACGTTACGCTTATAATCATTCCTTGGAATTGTTTGAGATTAACTTTGAAAGAGAACTCTTCAAGCTATCTCTCAGAGAGGGGATTAACGCATATGAAGCGACGAATACAGAGACCAGTTCATGAAATATTTAATGATGGGTACTTGTCTTACGGTTTTCGCTCAATTGAACGATCCTCTCAGGGGAAAAGGATAGGGGAAACGTTTTTCCAAAGAGGAAAGCTTGCCTTTAAATTAATGAGTGCTCGTGATCAGGACTATCAGTTGGTTGGGACGATGGGAAGTAGCTTGGATCTAAAGGTTAAAACAATGTTACCACCTACGATCCCCACTTTATTTTCGGAGAATTACACGGACTTAAGAAAATCGAACATAAAAGTACGTGTTGGGTCAATTGAATATGATGTGATCACCGTGGACTTTGATAACAGTCGACGGTATTTGTTTTTCTATCTCCAAGAAGTTGGAGGGTTTAACGATGAATGATAAAGCCAAAGCGTTAATTAATAAACAAAACGAAAAAATTTATCAAAATCTCGTAGATACCTTCCAGCTTCCTGTTTTCCAAGATGACGTCGCAGAAAGTGAGCGTCCTAATGAATTGAATCTCTTTTTGATTATATATGGAGAGTTACAAGAAGGCGAAAATCAAGGGAATATCAATCAGGAGATTTATATTACGTATCTGGCTGAAAATAGCAATACGGTTGAAACAGATCAATTGGATATCATTTCGTCAATTACGAAAATTAATGCGATTCGTTTTGTGCGCACCGAACGAGACAGGGTACAGAAATTAGAAACAGATGAATTTGTTGACCGAGTAAACTTTATTTTTAGAAGAGGAATTCGTTATGAGTGTTCGCTTTGAAATAGATTATGAAGAAATTAGGAAACTTCAAGAAAAGTTTGCTCGAATCCCAGATAAAGTTGAAGCGAGAGTTAACGCTATCTTGCATTCATTTGGGACGAAGACTGTTGAAGACAAGATCATTTCAAGGATTCCTGTTTCTAGAAAATCTAAGAAAAAGAAACATGCCAGAGATGCTAAGCCTCTTAAGAGCACAACATTTAACTTAGGATTTGAAACGAAACCAAAAAAGACTTACAACTATCTGGTTTTCCCTGATAAGGGGTTAGGAACGTCTATCGGAAGAGCACCAGACGAATTCATGACTGAGGGAATGAATGAAGGGACGCCACGTATCCTGCAAGAAATCAATGACCAATTAGATCAATTAATCGAGGAGGAATTTTAATGGCCACTGTTGTCGAATCATTTGATTCAACGAAAATCACGAATGCGAGCACGCAATTTTTCGCAGAGGATGGGACTCAGCAAGATGGGGTGAAATTTCCCTGCATTGGCTCTGTGGAAGGCGAAACGACCTTAAAGGAGTTAATTAAGAAGTGTGAAGGCGTGGAAGTCGCCAAGAAGACCAAACCAGAAAAACATGACCTTACCATATCGGCTCATGTTCCAGTCGCAATTGTTCGTGAACTATTTGGTATTACGAATGAGGATTTAAAACCAGGTGTTTATAAATACTCTCAAAATTCGAAAGGAAAACGTTTTGTATTCACGGCTGATGTGATTGATGAATTTGAAGAAATCACAAAATTAATCGCTTTTCCTAATGTGGTATCAACCACTGGATTTAAATTTGCGATTGAAAATGGCGCTGATGAAGTGGCTGAAATGGAAGTGGAAGTAACAGCTTATCCTGATGCCAAAACTAACCTCTATTACGAGGCATACATTTCAGAACTTGAAGATCCATCCATTGCGGATACCTGGCATACAGCATTTGATTATTCGTTAGTGGAGGCAATCCCTTCACCATAAAGACTGACATATTGTCGGTCTTTTTTATTTGGTAAGAAAAAGGAGGAAGTCAGTTGGGAACAAAAATAAGTACGATTGAACTTAAAGAGGTCGAAGTAATTGAGCTCGAAAACAATGAATTTGAAACGCGATTTGTGAATCCAAAGAAATACCCTGCATTCTTAACGAATCGTTCTCTTGCAACAGGGAAACGTCTCGGGATTACAAAAACCTCGTTAATCACGAACTTGGTTCAGATGCAGGGGTTAGTTGGAGAAGATGGAAAAATTGATCCAGAACATATTTCAGAGGAACAAGCTGAATTTATCGATGCGGATCGCTACTTGCCTGTGATTTACCTCGGGATTATGGGAGCCAATAAAAGTCTAGACCTTACGTTTGAAGAATTTCTTGATCTCTACCATGCGGATCTTGAAAAACTACTGAATGATTATCTCGATCTTGTCATGGTCTACTTGAATCAAAACCCGAACGAGTTCAGGAAGGGGTTAGAAGAGAGCACCTCAAAAAAGTAGAGAAAGGCGAGAAAGTAAAAGCGCCTCAACTTAACATTGAATGCGTTGAAGATTTGTACGTGCTTTATGTTCTTGTCTATGGGATTGATCCTGAGGTGTTCTGGGATTTTCCAATCGTGGAAGTCGATCGGATATTCGAAAATAAACAGGCTTATGATACTTGGTCCAATAATCCGAAAAAGCAGTAGAAAGGGGGTGGATGAATGGCAGGAAACCCCGAAACGAAAATCAAGTTTAGTGTATTTAATAAAGAGTTTAATTCAGCAATGCGTGATATGAAAAATGAAAGTTCTAAGCTGAGACAAGAATATCAACTACAAGCTGAACAACTGAAATTAAACGGAAGTGAAACTGAAAAGCTTCAGGCTAAAATGAATTATCTTCAACAGGCTCAACAGTTAGCATCAAGAAAAACACAAGAAACTGCTACACAATTAACGCGAGCTAGAGAAATGTATGGAGACAATTCTAGGGAAGTTGAAGCTCTCTCTCGAAGGTTATTAAGCGCACAAACGGCTGAACAGCGTCTATCAAATGAGTTAGCCGAAACGACGGATCGATTCCAAGAACAAACGGACGTTGTTCGCCAGACTTCAGAGGCCATATCAGAACAAGGGGATAAACTGAAAAATATTGGCGGCGCGATGACCGCAACCGTAACCCCTGCTTTAACAGGTTTAGGTGCTGTGGCAATGAAGGCTGCAGATAACTTCGACCAGGCACAAGGCAAAATGCAGGCTTCATTGGGATTAACAGAATCAGAAGCTGAAGAGTTTGCAGAAATTGCAGAGAATCTTTGGGCAGATGCTTTTGGTGAAAATATTGACGAGGCAGCAGCTGCTGTCACAACAGTTTCGCAAAATATGCGAGAAATACCAACAGATCAATTACAAGCAGCAACTGAAAAAGCATTTATTCTAGCAGATACTTTTGACGCTGATATTGTAGATAGTACGAAAACGGCGAATACTCTCATGAAGAACTTTGGTATCGAATCAGGACAGGCATTTGATTTAATGACCGTTGCTTTCCAAAAAGGCGGGAATTTTTCCGATGAGTTGCTGGATACGCTAAATGAATACGCTCCTCAATTTAAAGCTATGGGATATGATGCAGAAGGGTTTACTGCGACGCTTATTGCCGGTGCAGAAAGTGGAGCATTTAGTCTTGATAAACTTGCGGATTCTGCTAAAGAAGGATTCTTATTAATGGGCGAAGGCTCTGATGATACGAAGGACGCTTTAAATGCAATGGGTTTAGATGCTGATAAAGTAATTACTGATATCAATGCAGGGGGAAAAGACGCACAGAGTGCTTTTATGGCCGTATCATCTGCCATTTCAACGATTGAAGATCCTGCTAAACGTAATCAAGCTGCGATTGCAGCTTTCGGTACGCCATTAGAAGACCTTGGACCTGAGTTCCAAACGTTTTTTGGTAGTGTGAATCAGGATCTTGAGGGTGTTGAAGGAGCAACCGATAAGGCTGGTGAGGCATTATACGATAATTTCGGTACAGACCTTCAGGCTGTCATGAACCAATTGCAATTAGCCTTAGTGCCACTCGGGGAAGTGTTACTAGGTTTTGTGAGAGATATCTTACCCAGGTTAACAGCTGGGATTCAAAGTGTTGCAAACTGGTTTGGTAGTTTATCACCCTTAGGTCAAAAATTAACCGTCATTTTTGGAATGATCGGTGCAGCACTGGGTCCATTTCTTGTTGTTCTGGGGTACGTAGTAGGAGCAGTTTCAAATTTAATACCGATATTCGCAAAAATATGGAGCTGGTTATCAAAACTGGGTCCTCTTTTTAATGTTTTACGTACAGCATTGTTGTTTTTAACTGGTCCAGTGGGCATTGTCATTGGAATTATTGTAGCCCTTGTAGCTGCATTTGTTCTTCTCTGGAATAAAAGTGATGCGTTTCGAAACTTCTTCATCAATTTATGGACACAAATCAAAGCAGCTCTTGCGGTCGCTTTACCTGCCATTAGAGATTTTTTGATCATGGTTTGGAATGGCATTTTAATAGCCATTAAAGTCACCTTAGCCTTTATGAAAAGCGCGATTCTAAATACTTGGAATGCGATTAAGGGCTTTACCCTCATGGTCTTTAATGGTTTGAAAACAGCCCTTATTGCGATATGGACCGCAATCAAAACCGCGGTGATCACGATCGTGACAACTTATGTCGCGATTGTCAAAGCCATCTTTAATGCATACGTAACGGCTGTGAAATTCATTTTTAATGCTTTAAAAATCTTTTTTACGACGGTTTGGAATGCGATAAAAACAGCTGTTGTGGCTATCGTTACGGCTTATGTGAATGTTGTGAGAGCTTTGTTCCAGGTCTTTGTGAGTGGTATTAAAGCGATCTTTTATGGGGTTAAAGTCTTTTTCTCAACCGTCTGGAACGCTATAAAAAACACTGTGACATCCATCGTTACAGCTTTAAAAAGTACGGCTATTTCAATCTTTAATGCGTTAAAATCCAGTGTAAATGCTATCTTCAACTCAGTGAAGTCAACGATCAAGAGTATTTGGAATGGTATTAAATCAATCATCATTCGTGTCGTGAATGAGGCGAAAAGTCGTGTGACATCGACGTTTGACTCGATGAGTAGTAGAATCAGCTCCATTTTTTCATCGATCAAATCTACAGCAACGAGCATCTTTAATAGTGTCAAATCTGCTATTACGAGGCCGATTGAGTCAGCGAAGGATACAGTGATCGGCATTATTGATTCCATTAAGGGTGCTTTCAGTCGGATGAAAATTACCATCCCAAAACCAAAGATTCCTAAAATCAATGTCAGTATGGGATCAAAGAAGGTCGGACTAGTCAGTGTTCCTTACCCGAAATTCAATGTTAACTGGCACAAAACAGGTGGTGTTATGACTAAGCCTTTCACCGCGGGTAATGCTGGATTTGGAGATGTAGAAGAAGGCATTGTCCCATTTGAAGGACCACACGCAATGAAAATTGCCAAACTGATTGCCAGTGCTCAATCCAGGCTATCAAACGTTTCAACAGGGCTAGTTAATCGTGTAATGGACAAGTTAGTGGAAGTGAATATCGCCTCTTCTGATGTGGTAATGGATGGACAAACCGTAGGAAGAATTACGTGGGATACCGTCCGAGATGAAATTGAACGAGAAGAAGAAATGAACAGTCGGGCTCTGGGGGAGTGAGAAGATGAAGAGTAAATTGAATTTCAAAATCGAATATACGAACAATCAAATCATCGATATGGATGAGATGGGGCTCTGGGTCGATTCTTTTCACATCTTCTCTCCTGACGTTGAGCGAAATACCATTAACATACCGTATCGACATGGGGCTTCGCTGGCTTCTTCTCGTATCAAAACCCGGAAAGTCAAACTCTCTTTTACCGTGGATACTGATAGTATCGAAGACCTGGATTATTATCGGCACGTGATTTTCCAAACCTTTTACTCAGAAGAACCGTATAAAATCATCCGAGATGTCAATCCGAATCGTGAGCTCTATGCTATTCAAGATGGGGAGTATGATATCGAGAATGTGACTTTTTCAGATGGGGCATGTTCGATTGAATTGATGATGTTGGATCCTATTCTTTATTCCCTTGAACGTAACCAGGTGATCAATGATCCAGACGGACCATTTGATCCGATTATCACCAACCATGGCACGGAAAAAGCTTTTCCAATCTTTATGATCGATATCTTAAAGCCAACGACGTTCCTTTCGATTATTACTCCAGAGGATTACATTCAAATGGGGCAACCAACGGAAGTAAAAGAACGATCAGTAGAAAAAGAACAGCTGTTGTTGCGTCATGGTTGTAGCGATATGACCGGTTTTATGCCTGGGACACTGGTAGAAGGTGGCACAGTTTCTGGATCGATGTATTCAAATGGAAAAGGACTACTTGCAGGTTCTTATGGATCGGGGACCTATTGGCATGGCCCGGCGCAAAAATTGGAATTGGGTGAAACACTTCAAGATTTTCGAGTCGAGGCTACGATTACAAATGAAAGTATCTCTCCCCTTAATGTAGGACGTGTGGAAATCTCTTTATTAGATGATCGAGATCAAGTGATTGGCAAAATGGCAATGAAAGATAGTAACAATCAAGTGACCTCGAATCATGGTGAGATGCGAGTAGGAAATTTAACAAATGGCCATTACCTGATTAGTGAACGAAGAAGGACCTGGAACTATATGAAAGGAGGGCTTCTCAGTTTACAACGGATCGGCACACGTTTTCGAGCTTATATTGCTCAACAAGACCCGAATGATTCGAACCATCATTATGCCAGAGAAACAGAATTTTATACGGATTTGGATGAGGCATATTTGGACAAGTTGGCTCAAATACAAGTTCATTTAGGGGCTTATGGGACCTATTCAACGCCGAAGCTATCCGTCCAACATTTGCAAGTGTTCAAGATTAACAGCAATACAGAGGAAGAGATTCCTTACATTGCGATCCCAGGCGACCAAATCCTTTTAAATCATAAACGGGCACGCATTGAAAAGAATGGCGCCCTAATAAATAAAGAAAAGGATATCGCTTCCAACTTCTTTGGAATAGGGAAAGGGGAAACGGAGTTGAAGGTTTATCCATCAGATGCAGCTAGAGTAGTAGCCAAGTGGAAGGAGGGATCGATTTAATTGATTCATATCCTCAATCGTTTTGATGAAATCATCGGATTCTTATCGAATGATAATCCTGAAACCCCCGTTTACTGGGGAGGAAAGCATACAGAGAAATTAAATAGTGCAGCCAATTATTACGAGTTTTCGACTGTGACGGACCATGAATACGTTAAGGAACTGACCAATATGAATAAGGTGGTAGCCAGACATCCAGATGGTTACTTTATTCCGTTTCGCATTCACCGCGTGACACAACGAAACAAAGACGGTATCCGTGAAAAGTTCGTGGAAGTAGAAGGAGAGCACATGCGCCTTCGTACGGCGAAGGTGTTAAGTCCAATTACGCTCACAAGTGCGACGTTGAAGACAGCTGCCCGTTTTATTTTGTCAGGGACAGGGTGGCAAGTGGGGCTCATTGAGTTTGCCGGGGCAAAAACTATTGAATTCAAAGATTTTACGAATGCATTGAAAGCCTTACATCAAATAAATGAGCTTTTTGGCATGGAAATTCGTTTTCGTATCGTGGTTCAACGAAATAGGGTTGTGGGCAGATACGTCGATTTCCTTGAACGAGTTGGGAAAGATAACGGCAAAGAAATTGTTCTTGGAAAAGACCTGATAAGTGTTGAACGGATAGAAGACTCTAATGATGTTTATACGGCTTTAATTGGAATTGGAAAAGCCAATGAAGAAGGGGAAGTCATCACCTTTGAAGGCATTAATGGTGGGAAGAATTACGTGGAAGACCAAGAAGCCTTTCAACGATGGGGCGATGAAAGTGGTCATCATATTGGTGTGTATTATGTCGAACCTAAAGAAGGTGAAGAGCTTACACCTGAAATCGTGAGGGAGCGAACAAGAGAGGCATTAAAACACCACATTGAAAGTGTGGTCCAATATAAAGTGACGGGAGCTTCCTTAGAGAAGGTGTTCGATCTTGACCATGAAAAGGTGCGTAAAGGAGACACTGTTCGCATTAAAGATACAGGATTTACACCACCTCTCTATTTGGAAGCGCGGGTTCTCGAAACCTTCCGGTATGATGATCCGGGGAAAGATGATGAATTTCTTTTAGGAAACTATCAGGAATTGAAGATCAAGCCTAACCAGATTCTGCTGGACTTACAAAAGCAGCTGTTTCGAAATGAACGTAAATGGAGCAGTGCGGTTCGAAAAGTGCGAAGTACGTTACCTCCAGAGGATCGGACCGTGATCTGGATTGATACAACCGAGGTACCGAACATTGTAAAAACCTATAATGAATCAGAAAGTACCTGGGAGAAGGCAAGTCCTACAGTAGCAGCTGAAGTAGGAGCTGAAACGCCTGAGGGTGCTGAAGCAAAAGCCAATACGGCAAAAACAGAAGCTATCGACTATATGAATACACAACTGACGAATTATGTGAATGCGACGCTTTATAGTGATGATATCTCTGAGCTTCAGGCTCAAATTGATAATCAAATTCAATCGCATTTTAAACCATATGAACCCTCTTTATCCAATGAACCAGCAAGTGGTTGGCGTACTGATGAAGAGAAAAGGAATCATGTTGGAGATTTATTTTACAATACCGAAACGGGTCATTCTTATCGCTTTGCATTAGATGGCACTACCTTTACATGGCTAATGGTTCGAGATGAGGGCATCGCTAAAGCGTTAGCTGATGCTGCTCAAGCACAAGATACAGCAGATAGCAAAAGAAGAACGTTCGTTTCACAACCGAATACTCCTTATGATGAAGGCGACTTATGGGATAAGGACGGAGCTGTTTTCCGTTCCACTGTGACCAAAACAAAGTCGGCTTCTTTTTCATTGTCTGATTGGGTGAAAATTGGGGACGTGACGAGTGAAAATAAAGCGAAAGATACAGACTCTGTAGGTGGCGTTCCAGCAGAGGATATCGAAACAAAAGAGGGTGCTTCTGGGAAAGCCACTCAAGCCAAATCCGATGCCCAAACTTTTACAGAGACCTATGCCAATAAAAAGGTGACACAAAGCAAATCCCCACCTGAGAGCCCCTCCCATGACGATCTGTGGATTGACATTTCAGTCAGTCCCTATGTGTGGAAACGATGGGATGGGGAGACATGGAAGAAAGCGACTCCGACTACAGCTGATGAGGTGGGAGCAGAAACGCCGAATGGTGCTCAATATAAGGCTAACCAAGCGAAAGAGGATGGTGTTTCTATCGCTCAGCAAGATGCAGCCAAAAAGGCTGCGAGTGCTGTAAGTGAATCCCGAACCTTTACGGAAGAATTTGCGAATAAGAAAATATCTCAAGGAACATCAGCTCCATCAGCTGCTTCTGCTGACGATTTATGGATCGATACTTCCCAAACACCTTACGTTTGGAAACGGTACACCGGATCATCGTGGGTGAAAGCAACACCTACAACAGCAAGCGAAGTTGGTGCAGAAACGCCGGGCGGTGCCCAAGCGAAAGCAAATGCTGCTAGAGACGCTGCGATTAGTACTGCTGCTAGTGATGCTGAATCGAAAGCTACAGCTGCGGAAACTGCTGCGAAATCATACGCTGAAGCTCAGGCAATTGCAGCCCAAACAGCAGCCCAAACACATGCTGACGGTAAAGTAACGGCAGAAGAAGAAGCGCGTATTCAACAAGCCCATGCGAATCTAGCTGATGCGAAGAAACATGCTGATGATGCTGCTGAAGCAGCGAAGTCTGCGGCTAAAAATTATGCTGATATTGTTGCTGAATCAGCTGGGGCAAGTTCGAAAGCATTCACGCAAGATTATGCACAAAAGCAAGTCACACAACAGGCTTCTGCGCCATCTAATCCAGAAACGAATGACCTATGGATCGACACATCGAAAAATCCACATATCTGGAAGAAGTGGAACGGATCGTACTGGATCAAGCTAACACCAACCACGGCTGCTGAAGTTGGTGCTGAAACCCCAGCAGGCGCACAAGCAAAAGCGAATGCTGCAAAGGCGAATGCTGAATCAGCAGCTAAATCTTATACCGAAGAATATGCAGAAAAGAAAGTTACGAAATCATCGACTGCTCCTTCTAATCCGAGTAATGGCGACATGTGGATCGACAGTATTGAAAACGTCTGGAAACGTTGGAATGGAAGCTCCTGGGTGAAGTTAACAAGAACAGCTCTTCCTGAACTAACTGGAAAAATAAGTGCCGGACAATTGTCGGCAAATATCATCACCAGTGATCATATTACGACTGCTGGATTGGATGCAGGTGTGATCACAACGGGAGTATTGGATGCAGGTCGGGTTAGAATAGGCAATGGCACCACCTTCGACTCATCAATGAAAACAGTCGGCAATAACCTTAATGAGTACAGAACGTTAGACACAACAGAAACAGGAAAGTGGAGAAGAATCGCCATGAACTCTGGAAGCAGAGCACACGGTCGATTCATATTGAAAAATACGTCTAGTGGAAAGCACGCCACAGTTACTTTAGAAGCAGGCATTAATTACGGTAACCACCCTTACATTAACCTTTTATCTTACAGCCATTATTCTGGAGTAGTATTCTCAAAAGCACGAATAGTAAGGAAAAGCACCTACGACGATGTATGGCTTGAAATTTTTATTCCTAGTCAAGATACGGTTGGTGTTGAATACTGGTGTACTGACAATATCCAAGATTCAGGTTGGTCAGAAGGCGGTTGGGACGATGGAGACATAATACCTGATGGTTATTCAACCCTTGTAAAGAATCTAAATGAAGGTGAAACAATAACGGCCATCGCGGATAATGCCAATAGTATGGTTGAAGGTTGGAAGTACAGCAATACTACGTATATCGACGGCGGAAATATTTACACAAATAGCCTAACTGCGAATGCCATAGCTTCAAAAACAATTACAGCAAACGAACTGAAGGCAGGAATCATTGATTCCGATCTGATTGTGACTGCCGGGCTTGATGCTGGTGTTATTAAGTTTGGTGTGATGTCCGGATCCCGCATCCAGGTGGGAACTTTAAATGCTGACAGAATTGGTGCTGGAGTGATCGATGCGAGAAGAATCTCCATTGGAAGTGAAACTTCTTTTGAAAGTGGATTTGATCCTTCAGAAAAGGAAACACCGAGTGGTGCTCAGTCAAAAGCAAATGCAGCTAAATCTTCAGCTATAAGTACTGCTGCAAGCGATGCGACTTCAAAAGCGAATGCTGCAGAGTCTGCTGCGAAGAAACATGCTGACGACACGTATTCCAGTACAAAATCACTTGTCGATGGTTGGAAGTACGGATCAACCACGTATATTAATGGTGGTGACATCTATACAAACACGATCACGGCAAATCAGATCGCTTCAAAAACAATTACAGCTAATCAATTGAAAGCTGGAATCATTGATTCTGATCTGATTGTGACTGCGGGTCTTGACGCAGGTTTGATCAAATTCGGCACAATGGACGGAAAGCGTATTACAGCCAAAACCATCACAACCGATGAATTGAATGTTCTGGCACGTAACTTGGTTAATAACTTCAGTGTCACGGGCGATCTAGCAGGATGGTCAAGTTCGAGTTCAAAAGGAGCTTCTTCATCCGTGTCAGTATATGGCGGGTCTATTGTCAAAGACGTAGATCGAGGAAATGTACTGAAAATAGCACGATCGTCTAAAACGTACTATTTTTCAGAGTGGTTTGAAGTCGATCCGACACAAGATTACAAGGTCTCGCTGGGTGTAAAGGTTCCGAACAATATTGAACGGGTTTACTTCGGGGTTGAGACATACGATGAAGACGGTAGTCAGGTAGGCACTCAGACATATAACGGAAATACTTGGACCACCGAATACAATTCTAATGCGTATTTCTGGAATTCAGGCGACCAACAAGACCTTTCTGAGTGGCGCGATATGTATGGTCACGTCATGGGTATGAATGCTGATCCTGAAGATACACCAGAAGGAAAAAATGTATCTAGCCAGTTCAGGTTCCATCCAAAGACGAAGTATCTGCAAATCAGGTTCCTTCATTACATGGATGGGTCAGAATCATTCTGGTACAGCCCTTCGGTGGCGGCGATATCTGGCGGTCAAATCACTACAAATCAGATTACAGCTGGAGGGTTGAATGCAAATGTTATTACATTCGGAACCATGCATGGAGATAGAATTGATGTAAGGACATTAAACGGAAATCGTATTGAAACAAATACCATAGATTCAAACCATATTGTCACAGGAGGTTTAAATGCAAATGTGATTAAGTTCGGATCGATGGATGGTGAGAGAATCGCTACCAACAGCCTCCATGCGAATCGCATCCAGTCGCAAACCATTGATTCAGATCTAATCGTCACGGCTGGACTTGATGCAGGTGTGATCAAATTCGGAACGATGCACGGAAATCGTATTATTTCGAACTCCTTACACGGTGACAAAATCACAGCTGGAACATTGAATGCTGACCGTCTGGAAGCCAACAGTATTATTGCAGATGATATTAAGTTCACTGGAACGCTCGATGGGGCAACAGGTAATTTCGCGGGTGAGTTAACAGCTTACTCATTGAAAGTGGATACACAAATGGGTGGTGAAATCCTTATCGGTACCGGAAGTTATGGATCTGGTGGTGCCGTTTGGAATGATGGTGGAGATGTACGGATCGGGAACGATTCCCTAAACGGAACCGGAAGAGCTATTAATATTGAATCCAGTTCTGGGGATGTGGAAGTTGACATTAGAGGTACACTTCATGCGAAGCATATCAATTTCGTCGAATCTATCAGCGCTGACGAAGTCTATGGAACAGAAGTACGTGGCACCAACATCTATGGCACTACTTACCGTGGCAATAACGTCATTTCGGATAAAGTCACCACAAGTGTAGTTGAGTTAGCATCTGGTGACGCCAATATTGTTTTGTCTGACGATAACCCAAATTTCAGGGGATACAGTATGGGCGCTGTTATTCAGTTTAACGGTGATGGACGCGCTGATGGTGCTTTAATTAAAGCAGCTGGTATTCATGCGACGAGTGTTCTGGACTTAGGAACGGGACGTATGTATGGCGATAATGGCACTTTGTTCAGGTTTGGTGACGATGGATCCAGTTATCAGCACCACACATTCAAGTTTGGAAATGCGATGTTAAAATCATTAAATAGTTCAATGTCGTCAATTCAAGCGCGGAACCTAACCGATTCAGACTATATTCAACTAGCTGCATCTGATTTCCGAGTTGGATCTTTACGGGCTTATAAGAAGAATATTGAACCTTATACAGGTGAAGCTCTTCAAAAAGTATTAAGCACTCAAGTTTACCATTACCATTTGAACTCTGATGATGATCGAGAACTAAAGCGTGTAGGTTTGATTTATGAAGAATCTGATGCCGATGTCGTTGATCCAGCTGGTGATGGAATGTCCTCTTATTCCATGACAGCAGTATTATGGAAAGCACTTCAAGATTTAAACAATAAAGTCGTGAATTTAGAAAATAAAATTGGATAAGGAGAGATTTTTATGAGTAATGTTTCAGCAGATGCGAATCGAGTCATTCATATTTTAAAACAAAAGCTAGGGGATGCCCATCAAGAGCATGCCATCTTGATGGCCGTACTTGAGCAAAAAGAAGAAGAACTGCGATTGGAGAGACAAGAGAAAGAGCAGAGTGAGTCAGGAAGTGGAAAAGATAAATAATCAGTGAAGAGCATGAATCGATCATGCTCTTTTCTATTGCTTGAAAGGGGAATTCCATGGGAGGTAGCGTCAAAACAGCAGAACAAATCGTGTCATCTGATCAAACCTTTGGAGTGTTGTTTATTCTAGTTTTGATCATTGTTTTCTATTACATTAGGCAGCTGATTAATGACGCGAAAGAAGAACGGATGCAAAACAGAGAGGACAGCCGTGAGAGAGAAGCTGCCTTAATGACTCAGTTAGGTCGTTCGAACGATACTTTAGAAGAAATCAGTCGAACACAGGCCAATATCCATACTAGCTTGTCAGATATTCAAAAAGATGTTGGGAAGCTAGAAGATCGATTTGATAATCAGTTTGATGATATTTGGGATTATGTGAAGCACAAGAATTTTCGTGAACTTAATTTAACTGATAGGAGAGAGTAAAATTATGAGCAATTTTGAGATTATTACTGCTGATCAAGTTATTGAAATGCTAAAAGGTCGGAAATATTCTAGAGCACAGGTTCACCATACATGGAAACCGAATCACAGTGATTTTAATGGGAAAAATCATATTGCCTTACAGGAAAGTATGTATCGGTACCATGTGAATGTGAGAGGCTGGGATAATATTGGGCAACATTTAACTTTAATGCCTGACGGGCTGTTTGTGACCGGGCGTCCTTTCTGGAGCATGCCAGCAGGAATTAAGGGATATAACACGGGAGCCTTTATGATCGAGCACCTGGCTAATTTTGATAATGGGCATGACAAGTTAAATGGAGCCCAGTTAAATAGTAGTTTGAAAGTTTATCAATATCTTGTTAAAGAATGTGGTGCTGAAATCATGTTTCATAATGAGCACGCTGCGAAGAGCTGCCCAGGAACTGGGGTTAACAGACACGACTTCATTTATTCAGTTCTTTCGTATACTCCTAACCAAGTTGAGCCTAAAGTGATTCTCCATCCTACTCAGGAGAAAGTAAAATCAGGAGTTATTGAGTTTGTTCTTGGAGTGGGTGACGCTGGTAAGCAGGTTAGGGATCTCCAAAATAAATTAAAATCATTAAAGTATGATATTGGAAAATATGGTGCTGACGGCAAATTTGGAAGAGATACCAAAGCGGCAGTTGAGAAATTCCAACAAGATCACGGTTTGGTGAAAGATGGACTAGCTGGTCCAAATACTTTCGCAGAACTTAAAGAAGCTATTGCAGCAGAAAAATACACCAAAGCAAAAACGGTTCCTAGTTCGGCTGTTGTTCCCTATCCTGGTCATTTAATTAAAATTGGCTCCAGAGGTAAGGATGTTGAACGAATTCAGAGAGCAGTTGGGGTTAAAGTAGATGGAATTTACGGGCCAAACACTGCCTCTGAGGTGAGGAATTATCAGGAGCGTCATGGTTTATCAGTTGATGGTATTGTCGGTCCAAATACTTGGAATACATTATTTTAGGAGGAATGTGAAATGGATTTACAACAATTTATTCAGGAAAATTATTTGTTTTTAGTACCTGCTCTCTGGGTGATTGGAACAGCGTTAAAAAAGACTCCGAAAGTACCCGATTGGTCTATCATCTGGGTGCTTATTTTTATTTCAATTTTTATAGCTACTTTATCATTTGGCTTTAATACTGAAGCTCTTGTGAACGCTATAGTAGCTTCAGGTATTTCAGTAATGGGGCATCAACTATACAAACAAACAAAAAATATTTGAGTTTATAGTTTATATAGATAGGGGCTATTAACAGGCGTGTGTTTAAGCATACGCCTGTTATTTTTATTATTTTAGTTCTCACTAAAAGTCAACTATGTTAAACTAAATTTATCAAAATTTGGTAAAATATTGACTTGAACTGAGGTATGAATATGAAAACAAATGACATTTTAGAGATATCCACTTCACTAGCTGCAGGATCATTAACACTATTCTTAGGAACTGGGTTTAGTAAACATATGACTAATGGTGAAGCACCAAGTTGGTTGGAGCTCTTATATGATTGTGCTATACACATCGATGAAACTAATGAAATAGTAAATGATCTTTTTATAAAAGATCAAGGTAAATTAGAAAGTTGCAAATTTAATTTAACTGTATGCGCGCAAATACTAGAAGAGGAATATTTAAAACAAGGTAAAAACATTAGAGAAAAAATTTCTGAAATAATCAAAGAAAAAATTAATATTGATACAATTGATAAGGAAAAAGTAAAGCAATTTAAAGAACTACTAGAGAAACATAACGAGATAAATATAATCACCACAAACTATGATTCTATTATTACGGACTTTATACTTCCATTAAGTAGTAAGGTAGTTGTTGAAGGAAGTTTGATTCCTAAGCTGTTTGACGTAAAACCTGTTTTTCATATTCATGGTTCTATTATTAACCCGGAATCCATTGTTTTAACTGAAGCTGATTACTTCAACTTTTTACATAAAGAAAGTTACATGTCTAGAAAACTATTCACAATAATCCAAGAAACCACCATAGTAATAATGGGTTATTCATTAGGAGATTTTAACCTAAATCGCATTTTGAATGAAGCTAAAGGATTCAAAACTAATACAATACGTAAAAGTGATATTTACTATCTGAATAGGGACGTAGTAAATGATTTTTATCAGAGTTATTTTTATACTACTTTTGGTGTCAGTGTCATAGATGAAACCACGATTAATGGGTTTGTTAAGTTGGTAAGTAGGAAGTTTAGTTCGGCTAAAGCGCTTGTGAAGAAAGCAAAAAGATTTCCTATGATAATGGAAGGTCAAAAAAGGTATACGGATAACTTCTTGAAATTAAATCAGTCATTTTCCAATATTTTATTATTAGCTGATGCACAAGGATATTCTTTTGAAGATGATTTATTCAAAGAACTAATAATTGATATTTTAAATAGAAAAAGAAAATTTACTATGGAAGATGGTGCTTGGAATCAGTATGAGCATTTAGCTAATTGGTTGGTACAGTTGGGGAGGTTATACGATGTAGAAAACACCAAAATAGAAAGGGAGTTTCTAAATTTAGTAGAATATTCATTTGATCATATGAGCGAAAAACTCTATTTTGGATTCTCATGGAAAGCCCATTCGATTTGGCAATCCAATTGGAATTCTTTAACATCACGAAATAAAGATTTAATTAAAAAGTTGGTTGAAGAAGTTCACTTTGATAGTAAAAATGCTGTAGAAAAAATATTTCAGTAA